GTAAGATGTACTGATTATTAGAATACTGATTTTACGCCGATTTATACTGAAAAAGCCGTATGGAAGAATGAAGGTAGGATGTATCTCGATACTCGTATTGGCGATAAAAATACCCCGAATGATGGTAATGCGGAATACCATGAAATAGAAATGCTATGGAAGAAAAGTTGGGCCTGACAAAATCTCCACTTGAATTCATATATGACAGTATGAACAACAAACTAAACTGGAATGAATATGAAGAATCTTGGTATCATATTTACAAACCAGAATATGTTATTCGTACATATTGGGATGATGATGAATGTTCAGACAATCGACGAAGAGGTGAGTTCTATTCGTATTCTCAATTAAACGAATTAACCTCTTTTATGAGGCTTGATATTATGGCAAATAATAGTCGGACGGCCTGTACGTCTTGTTTTTCAACATTTCCGAAAGCAAACAAAGGGCCTCCAGCAAGTTCGCTTCAAACTTTGCGACGCTTGCTTTGCCCCTCTTGCCCCGGCGGGCTTTCAGGAATCCGGCGTATAGGTTGCCGAAATCATAAACCCGCTCGAAATCTGCGTTTTGCATATAGAAAACTCCTTGCCGTGTATAGATTCCGCCATGCAGGGAACAAAACGCCCCGACGCACGCGCGCCGGGGTTCCTTGTTTCGTTGTGCAATGCTTCATCATCGGACCCCACCACGCGCCCGCGGCGGGACGGAAGCTGGTTTCCGTGGACCTTGCTTCACCAATCTTGTATTTACCGCCGTGCTGTCACCACGACGGAGGGATAAGCCCTCCTTTGTGGGTGGTCCTCTGTTTTCAGCCTTTCGGCTTACTCAATCGCGGTTTTCCACCAAAGCGGGCGCACGCCGTTGTTGCCGTTGTACGCGTTGTTGTTGTTCAGCGCGCCGGAGGAATTGACGTTGCGGACGTTGTACGAGTTGGACGCTTACAGGGCTTACCCCAAAGAAAACCCGCCGGGCGTTACCGCCGGGGCGGGGTTCCTCTCTGCATAGCAACGGCCCGTTCCCGGTCTTTCTTGCGCCAGCTTGCGGTCATGTACTTAACGTCAAGGACGTATTTTGACCACGCGGCGCATTGATCGTCCGAAATCAGGCCGTTTTCAAAAGATAATTCAATCAGGAATAGAACCGTCTTGCACTTCGTCAGGGCCTTTTTCTGTTCGTACCTCCGTTCCCTGTATTCTTGCGGGTCCGCAATATCAAGTTCGTTCGCTTCCTGAATGTGTTGGAAAATATCAATCGTCAGGTCATGCAGACGGTTTACAATCGTGAATCGGTACTTTTTCGGAAAGCGCCGTTCATTCGTCATTAGAAACGTGTGCTTCACAAGGTCTTTCGCCTTTGTGATGATCGCAAATTCCGTTTGCTCCGCCTGTTTCTTTCTGCTCTCCAATTAAGCACCGCCTTTCCCGGATTCGCTCGACTTCCGCCGGGTCCCCGTCAAAGGTGAACCCGAACCGTGTTACGGTAAGAACCGCCCGGCTCCCGGTGTAGGTGGTCCCGCTGATCGTGATTTCGTCAGCGTCCCCGCACCGTTCGCAAGGCGGTTCAATTTCCGTAAACAGATTGCCGATAATGCAGGACAATTCCCGGCGGGTGCAAGCGTATTCCGTCAACATTCGATTCTTTGCCGCTCCACGTTCCAAACGCCCTTGACAAGCGTTATGCCGTCCAGCGCGTCAAAGGAAACAAGAAACGGATTCCCGGTAATGTTGTTGAAAAGGCCATCTTCCACGCGGGCGACGCGGCTTTCAAGGGACGCGGCAAGGTTCAGCGCGTTTGAAGCGTCCGCCGCCGCCTGTTCCGCTTTCTGCGCGCCCGCGGTCCATGCCGAACGCTCCGCCGCGGTAATGTGAATGTCGGCGTTCTCTGTATGCTCGATCAGCCCGGCAATCGCGGTGTCGTAATTGCTGATCTGCGCCGCCGTCACGTGACACGTCGGTGTTGCCGATATGCCCGTACAGGTCGCTTTCCATTGCGCCGACGTTCGGCGCGTCAAGGATATTGCGCCATTTTGTGTACGGGTAATATGCCGTAATGGTCCCCGCCTTTTCCTGAAAGACAAGGACGCAATTTAATTCGGTCATTTCGCTTCCTCCTTTTGGATTTTCCCGCCCTCCGCCCTAACCGCCCCGCGCCATGCGCGAGGGGTTAAGCGGACGGGTTTTCGTCCTCGATAACCTTAATCATCAGGGTGGGAACGGCGGTCGCGTCGGCAACCGTACCCGTGCCGGAAACGATAGCGGAAGCGCCCGCGGCAATGCCGCCCAGCTTCTGCCGCTCCGTCGCCGGTCATCATCACCTTTTCGGCGGTGTCGGTAATCATGCTGGCGGGGTGGGTTGCGGGGTGCTGATACACGACGACTTCCGCGCCGTCAACCTTGACGTTGCCGTTCGTGTCGGAATGCTCCACCTTTGTCATGCCGGATTGCAGGGCTTCGACGGCGGTTTTCAGGCCCGCAATATCGGTCGTGAATCCCTGCACCACGTCGCCGTGGGCGGTCAGGTATTCCGCAACCTCTTTCAAGGTGTCATAAGCTTCGTTGACGGTCGCGCCGTCCTCCGCGGTGATACCCATGATCTTGTTGTAAAGCGCGTCGTTCGCGGCCTTGATGTCGGCGGTAACGGTGGTGCTGTCGGCTTTCAGGGCAACGGCGGCGATAATCTCCGCCAGCTTCGTGGAAAGGGCCTTTTGCTGTCCGCCCTCTTCATAGATCACGTTGTCCACGTGGGAACGGGCCATAAGGTCGGTCAGAACGCCGTTTACTTCGTCCTGAAAAATAACCATCTTCATGTTGGTCGCTTGTAGTGAATGCCATTGTTTTTTCCTCCATTTTTTAAGTAAGTTTGATTTTTAGCGGCTCTTCGTCCGCTTACTGGGGTTGCTTTTCGGCGTTGTCAACGCTCTTCGTTTCTTCGTCGATCTTTACATACAAATCACTTCCTTGTTTCATGGGTTGTATATCAAGCTGGACGACTTGCGGCCCGTCCGGGTTTCCGGGTCCGGGTCAACGTCGCCGCCCTGCTGGATAACCTGTAACCACAAAAAAGGCCCGTCCGCCGTCGGTTTCTCCGTTCCCGTATAAATGGGGACAAGGGAATTTTCGACGGCTTCCAGCCGCGGCAAAGCGCCGCCGTGCGCGTCCGGGTCCGCATTGTGATTCTTCAAGTCTGTTTTCGTTGCCGTAACAACGTTCGGGTCAACGGCAATCGTCACGTTTGCGGCGTTTGCCACCTCGATGTGCATTGTCAATTCGACTTCGCCCGCCGCGCCCGTGGTAATGATGACTTTTTCCGTGTCCGGGGTGTTGCAGACGGCAAACATAATGTCGTCGCCCTCTGTCTGCACGCTCTTTTCGCGGATTGTAAAGCCGCCCACGGTCGCCGGAATGACCGCCACAATGTCAATCATGTTCGGCGAATCCGGGTTGATCTGCACGCTGTTTACCTCTCCGCGCCATTTCTCATTTTTTAGCGCGGTCATGTCCGCCGACGGCTGGTAATACTGCCCGCCGCCGTCACCGACGGCAAGGTATTTCAATTTGACCTTTTCGCCCCTCATGGTCGCCGCCGTGACAAGGGCAAGGCCAGCGGACGTGACAACGGTTCCGTATGTTCTTTCGGTGTCTGGCATTGCTTTTTACCTCCATTTGTTATAAATTCACGCGGATTCAGGCCGGGCCGTATGCGGGGAAGATTTCAACCTTTGTCCCCGTCTTTACAACCGCGCCCGTGCGGACGGTTGCCCGCTCCGTCATGCTCTTTACAAGAACCGGGAACACTTCAAGCCGCGTTCCCGCTTTCACCGCCGCGGCAACATGAACAGTTCCGGCGGCGGCTATGTCCTTTGCAAGATACGGGTAAACCTCCAGCCGCGTCCCTATGGAATGCACCGCCGCAACATGAATCGTCGTTTCCTTTTTAACCTCATAGCTGATCGCTTCAAGGTGGGAACGTAGGTTTTTATAAAACCGAATGCGGTTCAAAACCTCTGCTTGCCGGGCGGCGGTCAATCCCTCCGTCGTCACGCCGATAATAACCCGGAACGTGTACGGCTTGCCGCCGTACTCGAACCATTCTTGAACCTTTGTGCCGGGGTACACGGCCCCCAGCGCCGTTTCGACGGCGTATTTTGTACCCAGCTTTCGGTGAACCTTTACGCTGTCCTTGATCATCTGCCGTTTAACCTCTATCGGGTAAGAATAGTCGTACCAATCGACGTGAAGATCATAGGCGAGAACGTCAAGCGTCTGTTCGTCAAGTTCATCAATCCGGGCGTAAATGATGTTCTTTTCGATCTGCCGGGCCGTAACCTGTAATTGCTCCGCAATGGTCCGGGCCAGCGCAATCATTTTCGGGTCGTTTTTCAGAACGGGCGGAAGCGAACGGGTGAAGTCGATTGAATAAATATCGTTGTCATTCATTCTCCGCACCCCCGTTCACAACCGCCGTTTCCCCGATCACCGCAACGGCGTTGTCGGGAACGACTGTATCGACGGGGGACCGTACCTTGACGCGCTTTGCCCCGGCTTGCATAAGCAGGGAAATTAAATAGGACGGGTTCACGTCCCGCCCCATCTTTGCGCCTTGCCATTCCTTGAACGTCCGAACCGCCGCCGCGATATTCTCCGCCACCTTGTCGTCGCTTACCGCGCCGCCCTCTTGCGTCCAGTATGTAAAGTCGATGTCATACGGGACCGTTTCAGGGGCCGCGACGGTGACGTGATCGGTCAGGGGCCGCACCTTGTCGGCGTTCAGAATGTCTAAAACCTCTTTCAAGATTTCTTCCCCCGGCAACTGCCCGCCGGAAAGCAGAACCCGCACGTCAACTTCGCCCGGTTCCGGGGAAGTCGCTTTCACGTCCACGATCAACGCCGACGCGGATTTTGCGTAATACTCATACGCACCCAGCGGCCCGGCGGTTGAAAAGGTTTCGACGCTTTCGCGCATACGCTCATAAAATGCCGCGTCGCTCTCTTCGTCCGCGCCGCCGTCCGATTCGGACACATTTTCGACGGACCCGAAATACGGGAAGATGTCAATTAACTGTGTGATCTGCCCCGGAACAAAGCCGTTCCCGATCTCCCCATCCGTCTGGCACTCCGCTTCCACGTCCCCGAACAGGTCGCCCGCTGGGATTGTCAGGGCTTGCGTTGTCTGAAAGATGATTTCGCCGTCAACGGTCACGCGGGTTCCCACGGGAACGATTGTCGCAACCTCCAACGGAATGGAAAGGGTGAACCGCAACGTCGTTTTCGCCTTTTCCGGCTCCAAACGGTAAGCGTCTTTGAACAGTTCTGCGAGGGAATCCAAATATTCACCCTCTGCATACCGCGGGACGTTCTGCCGGGCCGAAAAGTCGATGTTTATGTATTGATGATGATGTCGGCCACCCAAAGAATAAACAGGCGCGCCGGGTCCGCCGGGTACAATGTCCGCCCGGTGAATGCTTCGTAAGACTGAATCAGGGCATTTACAACTGTGTTCGTGTCCGTGTCTACAAAGTGAATATCGGGGTATTCTCTAACTTTCGTCGTCAATTATGTTCACCTCCACAACTGGAATCAGCGTGCCGGGCGTGTCGCCCAATTCATAGGTAACGCCCAGCACTTCCGCCCGCGGTTCGTCCCGCTCCACCGCGTCTAAAA